CGCAACCTGCAACTCGAACACCAACGGCATCTACTACAGCAGCAGCCACAACAACACCATCACTAGCGCAACCTGCAACTCGAATAGCCAACGCGGCATCTACTACAGCAGCAGTAACAACAACACCATCACTAGCGCAACCTGCAACTCGAACAGCCAATACGGCATCTACTACATCTCCAGCAACAACAACACCATCTATGCGCTTTCAACAACCGGCAATACAACGGCGGGTATTTATTCAGACAACGCCAATAACATTTGCCACTCCGCTACCATTGCAGAAAGCACGAAAGTGAATTTTGGAACGGCTTATTATGCCAACACGCGCCAGTATATCAACAATCTTGGCGGCTACTCCTACGTCTACTCGAACTACGCCACCGCCAACTCGCAAAACGCATCGGCTGGCGGAACTGGCAAAGAGTGGAAATTCGCTATCACGAATGCTGCGAGAAATATTAATTATCCCTTCTACATTCCCATCGCGCGCGTGGCAGTCGGCTCAAGTGGAAAAGTAACCGTCAAGCTTTACTTCAAAAAATCGGGTACTGGTATTGCAGGCGGTTTGCGGGCAAGAGCAGGGCAGGTTGCGTGGAGCGATGGCACAAGTGACATTACCGTAACGTGCCCGAACGATACCAGCCGCAATCAGGTAACACTGGAATTCACGCCAACCGAAGCGGGGGTGGTTGAGATTGAAGCGGGGGCGTGGCACGTAAGTTCAACCAGTCAAACCGTCATTATTGACGACATTGAAATTAGTCAAGCGTGAGTAACCATGACGCTACCAACTAAGACTGACTTGCAAACAATGGACTACTCCTACGGCGGCGTGCCATTCGTCTCAGTTGCGGCAAAGGCGGGCATCGATTTAGACACGCTGGATTACTCCTACGGGGGCGTACCATTTTGGGGGCTTGAAGTAAGCGGGGGCGGTGCGCAAAACTACACTCTCACCTGCGCTGCTGGTTCGTACTCGCTTACCGGCACGAACGTCACGCTCACTCACACTCCGGCATCGCAAAACCTGACGCTTGCTTGTAATGCGGGTACATACTCGCTAACTGGCACGAACGCCGACCTCACGGTCAAGCGGAATTATGTGCTCACGTGTGGTGCTGGCTCGTATGCGGTCACAGGCGCAGCGGCTACCTTTGCTATAACACGGGCTTACTCGCTTTCGTGCGAGGCAGGTAGTTACACGCTTGCGGGCGTGGATTGTACATTCCAGTTACTTCGCAATTACATATTATCCGCAAGCGCCGGAAGCTACGCACTGACTGGGTCAAGCGTTGATCTGACCGTTCAGCGCAACTACTCGCTCGCTTGTGAGACTGGCTCGTACTCGCTCGCGGGCTCGGATATTTCATTCGCTATCCAACGGAATTACTCGTTTGAATGTGGCACTGGCAACTATACGCTTACTGGTACAAACGCCTTATTCGAGGTCAAGCGGAATTACACGCTTGTCTGTGAAGCTGGAAGTTATGCGCTAACCGGAACGGATACCACGCTTACAGCGCAATTCCATTACAGTCTGGTTTGTGAGGCAGGTTCGTATACCTACACAGGCACGGATGTAACATTCGGCAATACGAAATCCTATACGCTCGTTTGCGCTTCCGGCTCTTACGCCTTGACTGGCTCGGACATAAGTTTCGTAATTCAACGCAACTACTCGCTCGCTTGTGAGACTGGTTCGTACTCGCTCACAGGGACTGATGCCACGCTAAGTGCGCAATTCCATTACACGCTCTCGCTTGAAGCAGGAACATACAGCCTAACTGGCACTAACGCCGACTTCTACCGCGCGTTGGTTATGGCTTGTGAGGCTGGATCCTATGCTCTCACTGGCACGGATGCAAGCCTGACATCACATCGCATTTTCGCGCTCGGAATGGGGAGTTATGTGCTGGTTGGTACTGCTTGCGGATTGTTCATTCTCTCGCCAACACCGGCTTGCAGAACAGCGACAATCGAATTTGAGAACAGAACCGCGATAATCGAATATGAGAACAGAACATTCGCAATTCCGCACGAAAATAGAACACTGGAGGTCAAATGTCACTGACATTACAAAACCCATTGAAAGACCCGTCGGCAGTATTGGATTATGTGTTCGACTGGACGGGATGGCTGGCAACCGGCGAAACAATCTCAAGTTACACCGTAACGGCACAGTCTGGTATCACCCTGGATAGCGACAGCGCAACGGATGACACTGTTACCGTTTGGCTGTCAGGGGGAACATCCGGCAGCCGTTACAGGGTATCTTGCAAAATCACAACAAATGCCGGGCGTATTGATGAGCGATCTATGATCATCGATTGCCAGAATAGATAAACTGAGTATTTATAAAAAACTATTATGCTAACCTCCGACCAGCTGGACGTGCTTCCGGGTCCGATCCTGGATTTATATGAACGATTTCACATCTCGATTTTAGAAGACATTGCCCGGCGGGTGGCGAGCCAACTGTATACCAGCGCCGCTTGGCAGGTACAGCGGATGATTGAAGCCGGACTGCTTTATGATGATCTACTGCATCGGATTGCGGAGCTGACGGGGGAGAGTGAGCGCACCCTGCGGAGAATATTTGAAAAAGCGGGCGTGACCGCCATGCGCTTTGATGATGCGATTTATAAAGCGGCGGGGTTGAAGCCATTGCCGTTGAATTTGTCCCCACAGATGACACGAATACTGAGTATTGGGCTCCGAAAAACCGCCGGCTTGCTGCGCAACCTGACTCTGACCACGGCACGTTCAGGGCAGGAGCTGTTTATTGCTGCGACCGACCTGGCATATATGCAGATTTCCACGGGCGCATTGGATTATGCAACGGCCGTACGTGAAGCGGTGAAAGAGATGGCGGGCCAGGGACTGGAGGTGATCTACTATGAAAGCGGGCACCGGGACAAGATTGACGTGGCAGTCCGGCGGGCGGTGCTGACAGGGGTCTCACAAACCGCAGGCGAGCTGACCGAAGCACGGGCTGATGAGATGGGTACGGACCTGGTCCAGACATCGGCGCATTTGGGAGCCAGAAACAAGGGTGATGTGCCGGAAAACCATGAGATGTGGCAGGGGCAGGTGTTTACCAGGGGCAAAGACCCGGCGAATGCTGCGTATCCGAACTTCTACGAAGTCACGGGGTATATGACAATCACCGGTCTTTATGGAATTAATTGTGTTGTTGGAGATACAAGAGTATCAGGTCCGAGCATACGTGCCGCGTACAGGCGTAAGTATGCCGGCGAACTCATTGTCATCAGAACCACCAGAGGTCATGAGCTTACCGTCACGCCTAATCACCCAATACTTACCCAACATGGATGGGTTGCTGCTGACGCGATCACAGAAGGAGACAATGTATTCAGCTGCTCCAATCTCGATAGGGAAAGCAGAATTAGCCCAAACGTAAATAAGAGCCAACCCCTTATTCAGCAAGTATTTAGTACGCTCAATGTAGGCAGTATAGTTAGCACGTTTCCTGCCTCTGCCGGTAACTTCCACGGCGACGTTGCCGATCATGAGATCGATGTTGTATATCCAGATAGCTTTTTGTGGGATCGGTTTTATACCCAAGTTAACAAGATACCAATAAAGGTCTTTTTCGGCTTTCCCGTGCAGCTTCCCAGTTTTCTCTTTGCCTCTGGCGCGTTTGGCGAGGTCAATATTAGTTCGCTTCATACCTCTAACAGCATCGTGAGCGGGTTTCGTAAGCTCTTTAATTTCTTTGGTGGTCATTCGATCAATTCTATTTTTCATAGCATCAGATCTATTATTAGCGATTGGTATGCCCAGTTTCTCAAGATATTTACCAACCGCTCCCTCGGATATTCCCGTGACTTTGGCAATTTCGTTCTTCCACATACCAGATTTGTACATATGCAGAAGATCGGCGGGCTCAACTCCATAAGTGCGGCGGATGTAGGATTCCCAATCGTATCTACCTCCATAAACACCATTCCGCTTCAGGCAGTTGATAACAGCGCTGGGGGAACAGCCGTACTTGTCTGCAATAGTAGTAGTGGCGATGCCATTGTTATACATTCCGATAACGTCGTCAGTGTTGAGAGGAAATCTACGCAAGGTTCGTTTATCCATGTTTACAATCTTTCTACCGAAGGTGAATGGTATTTTGCCAATAATATTATAACACATAATTGCCGGCACTCACATTACCCGTTTTTCAAAGGGATCAGTGAGAATGCCTACAAGCAGGCTACGTTGGATGAATACGCCAATGCAACGGTGACTTATAACGGTAAGGAAATGAGCTATTATGACGCCACACAAATACAGCGAAAGTTTGAGCGAGAGATCCGGAAGGCGCGGCGAGAACAGGCGGCATTGGAAGCCGCGGGGCGAGACAGCTTTGAGGAGCAAGCGAAAGCACGCGAATTGCGGGCGGGCTTAAAGGACTTTTTAAAGCAAACGGGCTTGAGCCGGAAGTATGAGCGAGAGCGGATGGGGTTTGTGCCGTCTGTAAGCGTTGATCGTGATCTGCAGATGGCGCAACAGGGGAAGCTGTTTGATCTCCAATCAATAGATACAGAAACAGTTTATAGTAAGCCGCTTGATTATTCAAGTCAATATAATGACAGTCAAATTATGTCTGATAAGATAGTTCTTGAACAAAGAGAGAAGGCACACATTTGGAAAACGCATGAAGAAGATCGGGAATGGTTAGCAAAAAATCAAGACTTAGTGTTAAAGGCAATTTCCGATCCCATGTTTGTGGAAAACGTTCCGCGCAGTGCCCGTCGTGGTAGTGTAAATATTGCTCATATTATTTATATCGGTGAAAAGAATTTACCATTTTTGAATGTTGTAATTAATTTCAAGGGTACACGGGCGAAAATTTGGACTATGTTCAGAGTAAGCAAATTATATATTTATTGTGAGAATGGAATATTGCAGGAACGGTGGACAAAAAAGAAATAAAAAAACCGGCCTTGACCCCTTTTGGGGAATCGCACCGGTTTGGGGTCCCGTCCAGCATCGCGCGACTTGCCATCTCCCTCCTTGCGGAGGTGTGGGAAGCGACTTCCCACCTCAGAACCTGATACCATTATACAGGAATGGAAGATAGAAGTCAAGAAATACGCCCCAAATACTGAGTATCTGGGTTTGAAAAATAATTTGTTATTAACTGAACATATGATATAATAAATATAGATTAGCCCAACAGAAAAAGGGCAAAACAGAGCCGTAGGACTGGCAAACCAGCCACGCTTTTCACGAGAGATCGTGAGGGCGTGGCTTTTTTTGTTTCGATCGGCCAGGGCGATACCTGGCCAACACAGCGTGGCCGTTACCACGTAAAAAACACGAAGTGAAAGGATTCGAACCGATATGAAGCGTGAAGATTTGAAAGTGTTGGAACTTGCTGATGAACAGATTGACGCGATCATGAAGTTGTATGGCAAGAGCGTAGAAACTCATAAAACGCAGCTGACGGAAGCTGAAAAGCAGGTGCAAGCACTGCAGGGACAGCTTGAAGAGGCGACTAAAGCGATTGAGGGTTTCAAGGAGCTGGACGTTGACGGGATCAAAGCCGCTGCTGACGAGTGGAAGTCCAAGGCCGAGCAGGCTAAGGCGGAAGCCGCTGCAGAGATTGAGAAGCTGAAGTTTGACCATGCACTGGAAGGTGCGCTAACGGAAGCCAAGGCAAAGAACCCCAAGGCGGTGAAGGCGCTGCTGAACTTTGAAAACCTGAAACTGGCAGAGGGCGGCAAGATCGTTGGCCTGGATGACCAGCTAAAGGTGATCAAAGAAGAAAATGATTATTTGTTTGAATCTGACCAGCCCGCCCCAAAGATCGTGTTGGGTGGGAAAGGAAAGACAAAAGTAACCGATTCAATGGTGGCCGCAGCCAGAACAGCGGCGGGGCTGCCTATTGAAGAATAAATAGGAGATTTGAAATGGCTTTAACAACTATTAACGGGATTGAGCTGGCGGAGAAGTTCCAGCCGATTCTGGATGAGATTTACAAGAAAGAATCGCTGACGGCGCGCCTGGATGGCCTGAGCAAGCCGGTGGATCATAACGATGCCCGAACTGTGTATGTGTATAAAACAAGCATGGTGGGGTTGGGTGATTATGACCGGGCGACGGGTTTTGCTGCAGGTAATGTGACCGGTGTCTGGGAAGCACTGGAATTGACCAAAGATCGGGGTCGGGCATTCAGCGTGGACGCGATGAGCGATGAGGAAACGCTGGGGATGGCTTTTGGCACGCTGGTGGGTGAGTTTATTCGTACCAAGGTGGTGCCGGAACTGGATGCCTATCGATTTGCAACGTATGCTGGTAAGGCGTCGGGGAAGCCAACTGCTGCGGCATTGACAACCAGTTCTGGTGTGCTAACTGCAATCGATCTCGCTCAAAAGACGTTAGATGGCAAGGAAGTGCCGCGTGAAGGGCGTGTTTTGTACGCATCGGAAGACATTTACTACCTGTTGAAGGGTGCACTGACCCGCACCTGGGTGAGTGATGGAACGGTTGACCGCAATATTGAACGGTTGGATGGCATGGATGTTGTGATGGTGCCACAGACTCGTTTCTACGAAGGGATCGATCTGATCGATGGAAGCGATCCTTCGACCGGCGGTTATTGCCAAACTTCTGGCAAGAAGAAATTGAACTTCCTGCTTTTGCACCCTTCGGCTGTGCTGCAAATTGCAAAACATAACCCATTACGAGTGTTTGCACCTGATTTGAACCAGACTGCGGATGCCTGGCTGTTCCAGTACCGAATTTACCATGATGCGTTTGTATATGACAACAAAACAGATAGTGTTTATGTACATCGGTACACGAGCTAACCGGAATATTAATGCCTGAAGGAGGCAAGTAAGGAGGCACGTATGATAAGAAAAGTTAATATTCACGGCTGGCTGAGAACGGTAAATGACAACTTCAATCTGTTGAAGGGCTTTTTCAGCGGCGGACCTGGACTGGGCGCGTTACGCGTTGCCCGCTGGGAATTTGACGTGATGGAAGATGACCCGGAAGGTGATGCAAATACCGAGATCGGCGCGCATGGCACCGGGATTATTCTGCCCGCGCATGCGATCATCGTCGGTGGGTTTATGGATGTGAATACACCCTTTGCCAGCGATGGCTCTGCGACGGTTGCTGTGAGTGTGGAAGGTGCGAACGATATTCAAGCCGCCGCGGCCGTTTCCGGCGCGCCCTGGTCGACCCATGGGCGTAAGGCGATCATCCCCAAGGCGAACACGCCAGAGAGTACATCCGTGAAGACAAGCGAGCCGCGCGAGGTGACTGTGACTGTTGCGGTAACGGCGCTGACAGGTGGAAAGGTAACCGGCTATCTTTACTATGTTGAAGGGCTGGAATCGGCAGATCCGCCAGCGAGTTCTTAAGTGAGGTGAGGACATGGCTGCAAACATGACTGTATACGTTGATTTTGAATACTACGAAAACACCTATGGTGGAACAGCTGTGTCCTCTGCTTTATTTCACGGGCATGCAGTGCGCGCCAGCCGGATGATCGATCGATTGACGTTTGGGCGGGCAGCTGAGGCGATTGACGACGAAGCCTATACTGAGCCGATCAAATTGGCAACCTGCGCGGTGATCGACAGCATTCAGGAGATTAATACCCGGGCTGGACAGATCACTTCTGAAAAAGTGGGACCGCACTCGGTAGTCTACACAACGACACCTAACAGTTTACTTTCAGATGAAGCTCGGATGAGCCAGGCGGCTAAGCGTTACCTGGGCAGTACCGGGTTGATGTATCGCGGCTTTCGGATGAGCGGAAAGGCTTACAGGGACTGATGCAGACGAACGGCGACATGACCCACTACGCCCGGGCGATTGTGAACGGCGCTGAAAGCTGGACCCGAACGGTAATTAAAGATGTGTTATGGGTGAATACCAAGGCGGTGAACGTGATCCGATCAGGATTGCTGGACGCCAACGCGGTGGAAGTGTATATCCCAACACAGGGGCGAGAGATCGCAATCAAGCCCGGTGATGTGATTGTGAAGGGTGCGATCAGCCAGCCGCTTGATACTCAGTATTTGCTGGGTGACCTGAAGCGCGAATATGCGGACACAGTGACGGTGAAGAGCGTGGATCGGTATGATTTTGGATCACCTCATTTGCATCACCTGATGATTGGAGCGGGCTGATGGCGAAATTCAGAATTGAAACGCCGCGCGGGGTGGTATTTCATACAGATAGCGGGCGCGCTGAACTGAAGTGGAATGTGGGTTTCTCTGCCAAGTGGGAAGGTAAGTGCACCAAAGCGCAGGAACACCTGGAGAGTGAGATATTGAGGACATGCGAACCCTATATCCCACTTCAAACGAGCATGCTGGTCAAATCCGGCACGCTGGGGACGGAGATCGGATCCGGTGAAGTGAAGTGGATCGCCCCGTACGCCAAGTTTCAATACTACGGTAAGGTGATGATCGGTAAAGAATCACGATCTGCATGGGCGAAGCCAGGCGAAGAGAAGGAAGTCACAGATAAAAACCTGACCTATCACGGCGGCGGACAGCGCGGCGCGTTCTGGTTTGAGCGTGCTAAAGAAGTGCACCTGGCGGAGTGGGAAGAAGGCGTGCAGGAAAAGTTGGCTGGAAAATGAGCGAAATACTGCCTGAGACGATCATAGAGGGGATCCGCGATTACATCCGCACCTACACGGGGTTAAAAGAAGGCGCGCCGGTGTGGGTGGAGAGGCTCGGTAACGAGCCGACTGAGTATGCGGTGCTGCCGCTGGCAGGGCGGCGGGTGGTTGCTGAATATATCACAGGTAAGCGCGTGATGGAGTACAGCTTTGCATTTCGCAGCATGGAAAGCACGGCGGATGACCTGGTACGTATGGAGAATAATGGCTTTTATGAGAGCTTTGCACAGTGGTTGGATGATCAGACCGATGCTGGCGACCTGCCGGATTTACCGGCGGGGATGTATGCGGAGGGGATCGAAGCGCTGGGCCAGGGCTTTTTGTTTCAGGAAGGCAACAGCGACACTGGGATTTACCAGGTGCAATGCCGATTGGTTTATGAACAGAACTAAAGATTAGGAGAATTTTTACTATGGCAGAAAAAGTAAAACGCAGTTTATTTGCAACTTTTATTGACGTTGATCCGGGGTATGAGGATTGGGCGCTGGTAGGAGAGGGGGTAACCACAGCAACGATTGAATATAACCCTGAGATCAGTGAGGAAGTGTATATCCACCAGGACAGTGCCACGGCAGAGATCGAGAGATATGGCCCAAAAATGCCGTTGAAATCGAAAGCGGTTTTGGGTGACGATGTTTTCGACTATGTGGACGGGTTGCGGATCAATCAGGCTGTGTTGAATGACGCTCACACCCAGGTGGTGAATGTGTGGTTGTACAAGCCGGTGTCCGGACAGGCCGACACTTATGAAGCTGAATTGCGGGATGCAACGATTTCGATTGAAAGTTTCGGCGGTGATGGCGGACAGACGAACGAGATCGATTACACGATCCATTATCGCGGCGACCCGGTATTGGGTGAATTTAACATCGACACGTTAACGTTTGACGATGGTTCGTCTCCGTAGTCCGCAGCTGTGAAAAGCTGGGCCGAAGCTAAAAAAAATAAACAAAGGAGCCTATATGGATAGTATTCGCATTGATACCGGCGGGGTACGCCTGATGGTGAATGGCGATCCGCAACGGGTGATTGCATTCAATCCGCATGATGTGGTGTTTGCTGAACGCTTTTATGCGTTGCTGGGCGAATTTAAGGGCGCTGAGCAGGATTTTTTGGAGCGTGCCCAGGCACTGGACGCGGTCACTGAAAAGGATGACGCGGGATTACCCGTGAACGCTGGAGAGCGCATCAAGTTGATCCGAGAGATTTGCGAGTGGACGCGTGAAAAGATCGATGCGGTGTTTGGGAAAGGCACTGCACAGGCTGCCTTTGGCGACTCGATGAGCCTGGATATGTTCGGACAGTTTTTTGAAGGGGTGACACCCTACATCGAAAAAGAGCGCAGTAAAAAGATCAGCCAATACAGCAAGGTTGTGAAGGACCGGAAAGACATCGAAGACAGTAAGCGCGTGATGGAGTAAACCCTGTGAACATCCTGACCGACCAACTGCCGACTGCGATCAGGGTGAATGAGCGCATCTATGATGTGAACAGCGACTTTCGCGACTGTTTGCGGATTATCCTGGCTTTTGAAGACCCTGACCTGGCACCGCTCGAAAAACAGCTTGTGCTGCTGGAAAATTTATATACAGAACCGGTGGCGCCGGGGGATACCGCGAAAGCGATCAAAGAAGGTGTCCGCTTTTTGGACGGCGGGAGCGATGACGCGGGGGAAGACTGTAAAAAACCGCGTCTTTACAGCTTTGCGAAGGACGCTGGACTGATCTTTGCCGCGTACCAGCAGACGCACAAGATCGACTTGCAAAATACTGAGTATCTGCACTGGTGGCAGTTTATGACGCTATTCATGGATTTAGGCGAGAGCACGGTTTTTTGCAGCCTGGTGGGCTTGCGTAAACGGGTCAAAAGTGGCAAGGCGTCGAAGGAAGAAAAACAAATCGCCAGAGAGATGGGTGACCTGTTTGACGTGCCGGAGCTGGATACCCGTGACCTGGCGGAAAAAGAACTTGAGCGGATGTTTGTAGACCAGGTGAAAGCGGCCCGTAAACGGAAAAAGAAGGAGCGCGATGGAACAAGGGTATGACGGCGAAGTTGTAATCAAGGCGCGCATCGATGAGAGCGGGATCAACAAGGGCACGGAAAAGATCGGAGATGCGATAGCCGATGAGTTTGGCGCGATGGGCCAGACTGCGGAAGCTGGAACAGCAGCGGTCGGGAAGAGCTTGGTGAGCTTATTACCGGCTGCGAAGGGGGTTTTTGGTAAGATAACGGCTGCGGTTGGCGCGATCAATCCGGCGCTGCTGGCGGTGGGCGCCGGTATGTTAGTCCTGGGCAGCGTCACGGTTAACGCTTTCAAGGGGGTGATGGGGGTGATACAGACCGTCAAAGATAAATTGTTGCAACTAGCGAAGACGATTATCACATCTGTTAGGTCAACTATCGAACGCTTTGTGTCAACAGTGAAAAATGTGGTGACTTCGATTGCCCGATATCTATTTACCCAGTTGGTATCCGCGATCACAAAATTTACCAAGAATGTTATCGCGTCGGCAGCGGAAGTTGACCAGTTGAAAGGCTCATTTACTGAGTTAAACGCGACAGTGAGGACACTGGGGACTGATCTTGTATCACTGTTTATCCCACAAATCCAGACCACGATAAACTGGTTGGTGAACTTGCTGAATATCATTCGCCAGGTAATTGCGGCACTAAAGGGGCAAACCAGTTATACCAAGGTTGTAGCCGATGAATTAGGAAAGGCTGGTGGCGCGGCGGAGAAAGCGGCTGGCGCTCTGGCAGCGTTTGACGAAATCAACGTGCTGCAACAACCGGGCGGCGCTGGAGGCGGCGGGGGCGGTGGATTGGGTGAAGAGGAAGTACCGATTGATCAGGAATGGATCGACCTGGCGGGCAGGATCGCCGCTGCCTGGGATGTGGTAAAACAAAAGTTTCTTGAATTGTGGGCGGTGATCGAGCCATTTCGGAATTTTATCAATCAAACTGCAGACGATTTCAAAACCAATTTCCTGACGCCGGTCAGCGAGTGGGTGCTGGGGCCTGGCTGGGATGAGTTCATTCGGATCACGGATGAGCTGATGCAAAACTCGG